TATCATGGAAGGAATTGCAACTGACATTTATCAGCCAGTTATGGCATATAATGGAGATTATGTGCAACATACTGGTTCAAATCCTTCAGGACAAAATTTAACTGTCTATATTAATTCTATAGTAAATTCTATTTTGTTTAGATGTGCGTATTTTTCTATTTATGAAAAACGCAAAGATTTGCCTCCTTTTCGCGAAGTTTGTGCATTAATTACCTATGGTGATGATGCAAAGAGTTCTGTTAAGGTAGGGTATGATGAATTTAATCATATTGCTGTTGCTGATTTTTTAGCAAAGAATGATATGAAATTCACAATGCCTGATAAAACATCAACTCCTACAAAGTTTATGACTGATGAAGATGCTGATTTGCTTAAGCGTAAGAATGTTCTTAACCCAGAAACGGGTTTGATTTTCGGAGCTTTGGCAGAAGATTCTATCTTCAAAAGTCTTCATTCTGTACTGAAATCAAAATCAATATCAAATGAAGAACAATGTATGAGTAATATTGATGGTGCTTTGAGAGAATGGTTTGCTCATGGACGTAAAGTTTATGAGATGCGCCGTCTCCAAATGCAAAAAGTAGCTGCATTAGCCGAAATTACTCACGGCTGTGCTGAGTTACAAACTACATATGATGACTGTGTAGATCGCTATTGCGATAAATATTCCATCAAAAGAAAGGTCGCGGCTTAGGTCCGATCTCTTGCTTCCAAGTTCCTATTGGTGTTAAGCTTAAACAGTAAAAATAGGAATATTATATATGGATACCTAGATTCTATAATGTATATATGTTGTATATAGATCTAAGGCTTTGTAATATTATGACGCATACAAAAATGCAAGCTCTATTTAGAGATTATCTTTTGTCAAGAAAACTAACATTTTTGCAAGTAAATGTGATAAGTGTCACTTTACCCAAGAAACAAATTCACTTACTAACTCAATTTATAATAAAATTACAATTGAAAGCTTGCGTAGTAGCAATAACTGCGAAGAGAACGGATGTTCTCGAACTGTACTTTTGGACCCACAGTCCAGTGGTACTTTTAATGTACAAATTAATACAGGTACTAAAGAATCTCAACATGAGAATGTTTCTTTTATCGACCAGAATCCCGCATGGGAATATACGGTTGGTTCAGAACCAGACCCTTCCTTTGGCACAGCTGATAAGTCAGATGCTGATTTGGGAGATTTCTTTAAAAGACCTTTGAAGATTGCGTCATTTGATTGGGCAACCACTAATGGGAATTTTTTCGAAACCATTGACCCTTGGTCATTGTATTTTGGAAATCCTAGGGTTGTTAACCGAATTACTAATTATAATAATTTGCGTTGTAAATTACACGTAAAATTTGTGATTAATGGCAATGGTTTTCATTACGGTCGTTGTATTGCTGCGTACAAGCCTCTACCATCTTATGATCAATTCACGGT